TGATTATTGACGATCCGCATTCAGAGCAGGACGCTTTGTCAGAGCTTGCTTTGGATAATGCCTGGGAGTGGTACACCTCGGGCCCTCGGTCACGCTTGCAACCCGGAGGGGCGGTGGTGGTTGTGATGACCCGCTGGGGGATGAAGGATCTGACGGCACGGTTGATCAGGTCGCAAGCGGAGCCGAAGTCGGATCAGTGGGAAGTGATTGAGTTTCCGGCGATATTGAATGAGCATACCGAGGACGAAAAGCCCCTTTGGCCAAGCTACTGGAGCCTTGAGGAGTTGCAAAAGGTCCGGGCGACGTTGTCGGTGCAAAAGTGGCAGTCGATGTATCAGCAGCAGCCCACCAATGATGAGGGGGCGATTTTAAAGCGTGACTGGTGGAGGATCTGGGAACATGACTACACGCCCGACGTTGAATATGTTATCCAGAGTTATGACACTGCATACAGCAAGAAGGAGACAGCTGACTTTTCAGCCATCACCACCTGGGGTGTATTCCGTCCCAGCTCGGACGACGGACCTGCCATTATTCTCCTCGATGTTAAAAAAGGCCGTTGGGACTTCCCGGAGCTAAAGCGTGTGGCAAGAGCCCAGTACGATTACTGGCGACCGGATAATGTGTTGATTGAGGCCAAGGCCACAGGGACGAGTTTGCAGCAGGAGCTTCGGCGCGTGGGCATTCCTGTGACAACCTACTCGCCGGGAGGCAGGAAAAAGAATCAGGATAAGATTGCCCGCGCGAATGCTGTTGCACCGGTCTTTGAGTCGGGGATGGTCTGGGCACCGCAAACGAAGTGGGCAGAGGAGTTGATTGAGGAGTGCGCAGCGTTCCCCAAGGGCGATAATGATGACTTGGTCGATAGCACGGTGCAGGCCATCAGCCGGTTCAGGGCCGGGAACTTTGTGGCGTTGGACGATGATGAGGCTGATGAGCCATCAACGCAGTTGGAATTTGAATACTACTGAGGCTAGTGCAACCGCAGCCTATTCACATTTTGCATTGGGTCTTCAACACAGCTTGAGTTTGAGTATTATTGATGTATGCGCTTGCGCGCCCCGCCCCGCTAGAGCGATAATCCCTTCATCTTAACCCTGGCCAGGGGAAACAATGAACGCTAGACAGATGATTGCCCGTTTTGCTGACGGCGGCGACGTGTCATCAGGACTTAAGTACGCCACAGACAAAGGTGGCATAGGTGCTGCCAAGTACTACGAAAACATCCGAAACTTTGTCAATACGCAAGGTGCGGATCTCAATGCTGCCGAAGTGCGCGCCGAGATGGATAAGTATGGTGTTTCGGATAAAGACGTCCGTGACGCGTTGGCCGGGACGCAGTACTCAGCAGGTGCGGTCCATGCGCTGTTGAACCCTAATATTGGTGCAGCCGATGCTCCTGGCCGTGGTGTCGGGGGCCTTGAAGGTATGTCCGCAAACATCCGGGACTTTGTCCAGGATCAGGTTGCAGCGAAGATGACCAGGGAGCAACTAGGTAATGTGCTGACACAGCAGATGGGAGCCTACAACCCGCAAACGGGAGTTGGTGGCTTTAACGAGCAGGACTTAATTCGTGCAACAGGTAAAACGGCAAGTCAGCTCTTGAATGATCTTTATGGCGTCAATCAAAAACCACCCCCTGTTATTACGACGGTAGTAGGTGGCAAGGGCAATGATACGATCAAGGGCGCACAGGGTAACGATCTCCTCCTTTTTCAACCTCCCCCGGATTTGCCACCACTCACGGATATTTTTGTCCCACCCACAGCTCCTCCACCTAGCGCGCCACCCCCTGCCTTAACCCCAGGACAAGAGGGCCTTGATCCAAGTACCGCGATCGTGGGAAAGATCCCCGAAAGCGAGCGCGTCACAATCCCGCAGCTTGATACCGAGTTCAGGGCCTCTGCACCGAGAACCGCGACCTATGATCGCTTCGGGCGCATCACGGGCTATAACTACAGCCCTGCTGCCAAGCTGACCCCTGCCACAGGGACGAATGTATTTAACTGGACGCCTCCAGGCATCACGAGCCGCCCACGGTCGCTGCTTAATCTTGGCGATGTACCGGGAGTCATGGTCGATCCGGTCACAGGCCAGATGCGTTTGCCGTTATCCGCAAGCCAGCAGTTTGCGCGGGATCGGTCAACGCTGGATAACCAGTTCAGGCAGCTTTACGCCCGGGCAGCAGCTGGTGATAAAAGCATCCCGGCCCAAGCGCCCACAAGTGCAGCGGCGGCGTTTCGTAATTTTGTGATGAGCGGCGAAGATCCCATGTTGCAGAATAAGTTGCGCTTCAGGGACATTGAGCAGCAAAAGTACGACCCGACCAAAGCCGATCCCGCCTTGCGTGCTCAGTACGGGAAAAGTGCGTTTGTCTCGGATCTTGCAGCGGCATTTGACCCCTTCCTTGCCCGCAACCGTGCATCCCTTACGTCCCTGGCCGAGCAGCAAGCGCCTAAAAGCTACTCGGAAATGTACCCGGATATTGCTGAGGCCTACGCCAAGCTCTCGGAGGCGGACAAAGCAAAGTTCCCCACGCTAAGGGACTACGAGCTTTACCACTTTGATACCTATGGCAGCAAGGAAGGGCGAACGTCGCCTCTTTTAGGGATGGGCGCGTTGCAAAGCCCGTATGCCGCAACATTCTTCAGCAAGGGCGGAGAGGTCAATGTTCCACGTGAAACATCGACTTCCAAGCAACAACTCGATAAACTCGCGCAGGTAAGCCAGCGCAAAAAGGCCTAGACATGCCCATCGACAAAGCCCTCTACGAAGCCCCGCAGACCTCGATCGAGATCGAGTCGGGTGATGCGCCTGATATCGAGATCATCCTTGATGAGGATGGTGGTGCGACGATCGAGATCGGGGAAGACGAAGGCGATGATGTTGACTTCTACGCCAATCTGGCAGAAGTCCTGGACGATGACATCTTGTCCAAGATCGCCATTGACCTTTCTGCCTTCTTCGAGGCCGATAAGTCCAGCCGCTCGGACTGGGAGCAGACCTATGCCAAGGGCCTTGAGCTCTTGGGCATGCGGTTCGAAGAACGCACCAAGCCATTTCGAGGCGCGGCAGCGGCAACTCATCCATTGCTCATGGAAGCCGTGGTCCAGTTCCAGGCACAAGCGACCAAAGAACTCATGCCCGCTAACGGCCCCGTGCGCACGGAGATCCTGGGCAAAGAGACGTTAGACAAGTTCCAGCAGGCAGGGCGCGTGCAGGACTTCATGAACTACCAGATCACAACTGTCATGAAGGAATACACGCCTGAGTTTGATCAGGCGATGTTCTATCTGGGCTATGGCGGCTCGGTGTTCAAAAAGGTTTACTTTGATGCCCAGCTAGATCGGATGGTGTCGAAGCTTGTGTTGGCAGACGACGTGTTTATTCCGTACTACGGATCAAGCGTCATGAGCCAATGTCCACGGATCACGCATCGTATTGCGATGGATTCCAACGAATACCGCAAGCGCGTGGTCGCAGGCGAGTATTTGGATGTGATTGTGGAAAGCGAGCTCTATCCGTCGGATGCAAGCCAGATCCGTTATCAGGTCGATAAGCAAACGGGTGTTGTGGAAACCGGTGCGCCCGAGGAAATCTTCTTGCTTGAGTTCCAAGTGGACTACGATTTGCCGGGATTTGAAGACACGGACGACAAAGGCGAGCCCACAGGCATCAAATTGCCCTATGTAATCACGATTGATGAGGCGACCAAGCGCGTTATTGGCGTTAAACGCAACTGGAAAGAGGACGATGAGCGCAAAAACAGGCGCAATTATTTCGTTCACTACGTCTTAATCGAGGGCCTTGGGTCGTATGGCTTGGGTTTTGTGCATTTGGTGGGTGGTTTATCGAAGACAGCCACTGCTGCACTGCGTCAATTGCTTGATGCAGGCACGTTATCGAACCTTCCAGCAGGGTTCAAGGCCAAAGGCGCACGGATCGCGGACCAAGACAACCCGATTCAGCCTGGGGAATGGCGCGATATTGACGTAGGTGGCGCGGAATTGCAGCAAAACATGCTGCCTTTGCCCTACAAAGAGCCTTCGCAGACGCTTTTTGCCTTACTTGGGTTCTGTGTAGACGCCGGAAGACGTCTTGCCAGCATCGCCGACATGCAAGTGGGCGAGGGCAACCAGATGGCGCAGGTCGGAACGACGCTTGCACTGCTTGAACGCGGCACGCAGGTCATGTCGGCCATCCACAAACGGCTGCATTACGCATTAAAAGAGGAATTTCAGCTGCTGGCTGAGGGCTTTGGCATGTATTTGCCAGACGAGTACCCCTATGACGTGCCAGGAGCGTCGAGAAAGATCAAAAAAGCGGACTTCAACAACCTTGTTGCCGTTCAGCCGGTCTCCGATCCTAATATTTTCTCGTCAGCACAGCGTTTGACGCTTGCCCAGATGCAGTTGCAGATGGCGCAGACCGCACCGCAGATGCACAACCTCTATGAGGCCTACTATCGCGTCTATACCGCGATGAATGTGCGCGACATCGACAGCATTTTGAAGCCGCAGCGCACACAAATGCCAAAAGATCCGGCAACGGAGAACGGTGACGTGCTGGATGCGATGGAATTAAAGGCTTTTGCAGGGCAACAGCACGATGCGCACATCGCATCGCACCTGATGATGGGTTTATCGCCCATGTTGCAGGCGCAGCCCATGGCCGCGATGATTTTGCAAAAGCACATCCTTGAGCATGTGCGCTTGAAGGCCGAAGAAGCGACCGAGGCCGAGCTCTTTATGGCCTATGGCAAAGATCCTGACCGCATGGTGTCTGATTTACAGCGCGAAGCGTCTATTGCGCTAAAGACTGCTATGTACATGCAGGAGATTCGCGATCTTCAAAACCAGTTGATGGGCAACCAAGGCCAGGGCCCTGATCCGTTGGTCTTGCTCAAAGAAAAAGAGCTCCAGATCCGTGCGCAAGACGACCAAGCCCAACAGCAAATCGACAGGCAGCGCCTATTGGTCGAGCAGCAGCGCACACAGGCCAATCAACAAGCCAATCAGGCTCGTATTCAGTCGCAAGAGCGTATTGCTGCCGAGCGTGCTACGGTTGCGCGCGAGCGCGCAGCCATGATGGATCAAAACGCCCGTCGCGCACAGCAGGTGCAGGCGATCAACCAACGGAGAAGTCGCAATGCCGCTTAAACAAGGCAAGAGCCAGAAGGTCATCTCAGGCAACATTGGCGAGATGATCAAGAAGTACAAGGAAACAGGTTCCATCGGGACCAGTAAGCCCAAGAACAAGGGC